CAATTGCGTCTTTAGGCATCCTAACTGCCTGCGCCTGGTCATAGAATAGTGGATATTTGTAAATTGCCCGCACTATTCCTCTCCTTCATCATCGAACAACCGCTTAAACCAGCTTGTCTTTAGATTGGTGAGATCCATCACTCTCTTGTCTACTGTGTGCTTTGCGTTGATGTGTATGATTTCTGCAACTCCCGTCTGACCGGGGCGATAAATGCGACCCACAGCCTGCGCGTTCTTGGCTGGACTCCAGCTTCTATCTAGAAAGACACAATACTGTGCAGTTGCTAAGCTAATCGATTCTCCCCCAAGGTCGATGGTCGAGAGAAAGACTTGATGTTCCTTACGAGGAAAGGTCTCATGCCACTTTTCAAAGCGAGTCTGCTCTGAATCCTTCTGCTCCATGTGGATATAGGAAATGGCCTCTCGTTGCAGCTTGCCGTTCTTATCGTACTGAGCATCAAGTCTCGTCTTCAAAAGTTCAAGAGGATCTCTGAAGTTCGAGAATACAATCATTTGCTGCCGTAGTGACTCTGATGAGTCAACTACGTCCCATTCAAGACCCTCAATTAGTTCCATCACAACATCGAGTTTGCTCGATGGCTCAACGAGTCTAACCTTTTGCACCCGGCGATCCAGCTTCTCGTCGTAATACGTAGCGACAAGCTCAGGAGTCGCCACGGAGATTTGCCGAAGACGCTGAAGCTGCGAGACCACGTTAGGGCTATCGATCCTAAAACCCTTCTGGTCAAGCATCCTAAGCTCAGCGACGATCTCCTTATACATGCGCCGCTGCGGTGGGTTTAGATCAACTTCGTACTCGGTATAGATTGGTTCGGTCACGTTCTTATGTACCTCCTGCATTGTTCTGCGCGGCCCAAGAGACTTTCGGATATCGATGAATTCCTGAACCTTATCCTCTTTGAGCCCGACAATCTTCCAGTATCCAGTCCAATTCTCTTCTTCACAAAAACTGCGGCGGAATCGCCAATATGACGGAAATCTATCGGGGTCTAGGAAGTTAACGAGTGACCACATCTCCGATGGGTTGTTAACAAACCCCGTTCCCGACATAACGTGCCGATTAAGAGCCTCCTTCGCGATTTTCTTCAGGTTGCGTGTCCACTGTACGTCTTTGGATTTCGTCCTATGGGCCTCGTCGAGTAATACGAAGTCCCATACGATCTTCCCAGACTCACTGCCCATTACGAGAATCTCATTCATCGGATACTTGTTCTCGAAGCAATGATAATGCGCTAGCACGATCGTCTTTCTAGTTCTCTGCATTAACTGCGTGATTAAATCGTCAAGATCAGACTCGACTCGAAGGTCATGCAGAATGACCTCTTCGACCTTTCGAGTGCCAACATTGAAGACGTGCCAGTTTTCGTAGTCAAGGCAGGAGGGGATGCAGTCGAAGTATGCCCCTTTTCCAGACTTAGTAGTCACGATTAGGACATTGCCAGGACTATCTGCAAGCTTGCGCTCGATTAACCACAGACCTGTAGACGTTTTATATGTTCCCATCGACCCCCAATTAGCAGAATAATTAAGCTGGTCTAGGAAATCTAGATCATGCCGTTGCCAATCCTGTACGGAAAACTTCTCTGGGGCATCTTTTGTGAATGCCAGTTGCGTCATCACCCTCTCCTCAATCCCAGGTAATACCCCTTCACGAAACCGTCCATCCAACCGCTCATCAGAGTTTGCTTCACCCCCCTTCCACTCATTCCAACCGCATACATTTCTTTCGCACGATCCTCCGCGAAGTCGTACAGTTCATCCTCTGTTATATCAAGCTTCCGCGCCCAATAGCCGAGCGCGTCAATACCTTCGATTTCCATCTCTTCGGCATGCCTCTCGACTTCTGCCTGTATATCATCAAGGATCATTAGTCTAGCCTTGTAGCGCCGCGCTCGTCAATACGTATCACGGGCATGCCTTTCGCTACTAGGCGGCGAGCACGACCAAGCATCTGTTCGATTGATTCCTCGCGTGTGTTGCGAAGATCACCAGGGTCAATACCAAGCGCCTGCGCGCGAGCAACACTAGCTGTATACATCGCTATCTTCATAAAGGAGTAATAGAGAAGACTTTGCTTATCGCCTCCATGATTCTCAAGAGCTTCGTCTACTACTTCCTCGACAAGAGGATGCGAGAGAGCCTTCTCAGCTTCATTAGCAAATGCTTGCTTTTCCTCCGATGTCAAGTCTTCAACCCCATTCTATGCTGTGCAGCGAAGATTTCGGCGGAAACTTCCGCCAAGGCTTTCTTTTGATCCCCGTACTTTTCTCTCAGTGTTCTATAGCGCCTCCTCCATCTACGGCATTCTATTGTGCGAGTACAAAATATCGCCCCATCTGCTGCACCCTTGATCGGATTGCTGCACGCAATACAAATGGGGCGGTTTTCATAATAGATTTGTCGCCTAGCGAAACTTATCCGTGCCCCATAAGATAAGTACATCTCAAGCTCGTCAGCGTGCCTTTGGAGCCAGCGTTCCTCACGGCAAGCAGGGCACAGCTTACGATGGGATTGGTCTTTGATGAACGGTCGAGAACATGCCAGACAACGAGCTTCTGAAGTTCCGCTACATTCAAAGCACCACCCTGTTTCGTCGTCTAGTTCGTCTACGAAGTTCCCACATTGCGGGCACAGTTCATCATTTCGATGAACTTCAGCGGATCGCAATCTCCACTTGCCTAAAACACACGATACAAAAGCCGTATCGACTTACTATGTGACCTTCGGCAAAGCAGTTATATGGCTTGTATGTCTTTTGCTTTTCAAGCATTTGCTTTATATCTGCAATAGGGTCAGAACCAGGCTCGTCCCAACCAATGAATTTCTCAGGGTCTACAACTCCAGGGAGACCAGTCTCGCCCTGATTTGGTAAAGTATCGGTAGGCTGCCGATGACTGTGCAAGTGCGGTTCGGCCATGTCCATATTTATGCCTCTCCCAATAACCCATTTGGAACAACCCAAGATACTGCCCATTTCTTGCGTTCACATTCCATCTAGATTCGCACCATGAAACTTGGAGTGCTTCATAGCAGTAGCGTCCAAAAGTCGAACATATCGTAACTTGAACGCTTCTCTCCTGACTTGCGTTTGATTCCTCTCCTGTTGCTAAAATTAAAGCAAACACGATGGCTAAAGTCGCAAGCCGTCTCAAGCTAAGAGTAAACCTCCTAGTTGATTACATTACCTCCTCATAGAAAAGATGAGGGTACGGGATTGTATTGAAGCTATCTACTGCACGGGGTCACTGGATACAAGGCAGCATAGCCCGTTACGATAGGTTAATCCACAGTAGATAGCTTCAATACAATCCTGTAAAGGGGGGAGAGAGCGGCCCGAGGGGATCGGGGCCGCTCTCTCGGTCAGGGGAGAGGGGAAGCTTCAGCCTATGGTCTGTAGGCGCAATCAGACGAGCTTACGCTCGCTCAGGGCCGCTGTCAAGCTCCCAGGGCCAGCGGCCGTGCTGTAGCTCGTCAATCGCCTTTAGAAGCACGAACCCTGCATCCGTCAGACCACCGAATACGTAGCTACCCTTCTCACCCTGTTCGGAGTGTGCCATCTTGTATCCAGCAAGGTTGAAGGTATAGATCGGTGCGCTCCTATCCTGCCCCCTAAGAATGTTGCCAGGATGTGCCTGCTCATCGGTAAGGATAATAGTACGGTCATGGTCATTGTAGTGCTGGTTGAAGGCTCCCCATGTATCTGTGCCGCCGCCACCAATCCCTCGAATCTTATCGACGGTTTGCAAAATGGAGCGTGCAGGATCAATTGGATAGCTATCAGTCGAAAACGCTACAAGATCGGAGCTTCCACGGTTAGCCTTTGCTAGCGCTGCCCCGAAGACAGCAGCAAGCTCCCACCTATCCACAGTAGACCGCGAAGACATGCGATCATACATCGAGCCAGAAACGTCTACTAGGATGAGCGTTCGACCTTCAAGCTTCGGCACGTTACTTACCGAATGATCGAGCGCATACTCTAATTCTCGGCTCCATAGCAAGGAATCAGTAGCCTTCCATGCGGAATAGAAGCGAATTGGAAACTGTCGAGACTTTGCAACTTCATCAGGATCGCTGATCTTTGCATGAATGTACTCGACCGTTTCCTTCGAGATTCCAGCATCCTCGAAGTTGCGCAGATTGCGCAGAAGCGCCATATATCCCATCTGCGGGATTACGGTTTCCCATGCCTCGGCGTCCATCGGCCCCTGCAACCATCCCGAAAGCGACTCCCACGTCATCCCCTGTGGGATGCCGTGTGTTAGCATCCGGGCTCGTCGCAGTTCGACAGGGATGTCATTCGCAAACTGCCAAGCACGAATAAGCGGTAGATCAAGAGTATTCGTAGATTCGCGCTTGTGCCGCGTATCGAGTAGGTAGCGATATAGAGCAGACTGCTCAGCAGTCAATGGCTTAGGATGCACAAGGTCGATTACATCGCCCATGCGCCATGCGCGAGACTGTCCATCATACTTCAGTGCCGAGCGCTCCGTATACAACCGTTCCACAGCATCAGCGACTCCACGCTTTAGAGGCTGTGGAAAGTTCTTTCCATACTCCTGCGCCCAATACGCAAGGATCTCGGCGGGCTCGTCCGCTCGCGACATTGCGGAATCAACAACCTGACGAGACTTCTCTCCCTTCGCATGCACGTAATGTGCAGCGAGCACGATCGATGCGGAGCGCATCTGCATCGTGTTGCGAAGGTATGGAATGAACTCGCGTACCCATGCAGAATCCTCCGCAACCACGGTATGCGCTAGATCCTTGAACCGCTTGTCGCGCTCACTAGCGGCCTCGTAGAAAGTATCTTCCTTGACCATGTTCGTGACCGCAAGCAGGAAAAGTTCTGTCTTTGCATCACGCTCAAAACCAAGGCCACCTTCATACGTAGTACCCTGTACTCCGGTGGTTCGCATCGGAGAAGTCACGTTAGGGCGCGTCTTTCCTCCCGAGAACTTAGGCATTTATCTACTCCTCTCCTATCTATCAAACAATGCGGCCCAATGTTCGCCTGCTTCGCGGCAGTTCTTACAGCGCCAGTAATGCCATGCACTTTGCAATCTTCGAATCACTATTTCCTCCTCTCCTTGTTACTCTAGCCAATCCAAATCCTGTAGGGCTTTACATTCGCCGCATAGCTTCTTTGGCGCCCATGTATAACTTTCGGGCGCTACCTCTGCTATGTGTCCGCAGGATATACAATAGAAGTGCATCGGTGATCCTGCCGGTAAGCTGGTATCATCAATGGGAGTGGGTTTATTCTCCCTCCTCTGTCTAAGAGCAGCTAGTGCCGCTTCTTTGCCAAGAGTTGTCATAGGCCCATCGACCTTATAGCCCATGCCCTCTCCCTCCTCTTTGTTGTGGCACATACGCCGTTCGGGGGTTCACCGTACCACACATGAACCCTCGCGCTAGAGGCTTACCAACACTTGTGCGTATAGCGAGACTTCGGGCCTTCGATGCTAATGATCTTGTAGCAGAGCGCGCATCTTCCAGTAGTGCGCTCAATACCCAATGCTCGCATATACGCTGCGATCTTCATCGACGTAGACTGATCGCCTTTCCGTGCCATGCAGATCCCTCCCTATTAGGTTGGATTCCGCATGCGATCACCCCTTTCTATAACTTGGAATTAATCAGTCAGAGAACTAGGCGACGAAGGTAACAAGTGCAGTATTTTTTCAACTGCGGGATTTGAACCCTATCGCAACCGGCTTTTTACACCGACTGCTTGCTCCATGAAGTAACCCACATCTACGCACCTGACTGAGTCTCCATCGCGCCCTCAGCTTGTCCGGGGATGTCATACCCACACGCCGACCACTGAGTTGAGAGGGATTTATCGTCCCATGATGGAGACGTTCATTGACGCCGAGAACCAAGCGAAGTAGGCATTTTCCCGTATAGGGAACTTTTGCATTCCCGTAGCATTAAGCCACTCTGCCAACCAGACCGCAATCTGGTATTGGATTCGAACCAATGTACGAAGTATCCCACTTCATCGCACCGGCATCAAATTCTAACGTAGCGAGAACAAGTTGTCGAAGGTCGGTCAGATGTAATCTGATTGTAGGTTTCTCTAACCTACGTGCTGCGGTGAGAAGTAACCCACGAACATCGCATCGCTACGTTACAAACTCAATGATGTACTGACCGAGCCGTTCCCACATCTCAGTTAGACAACGGCTGCTAGAGATGCGAGTATTCGTCGCCAGTACATCATTCAATTTGTCAAGTTCTTGGAGTGTGCTTTGTTTCATCGTGGCGCGAAGGCGCAACCTGTTGCAGGATCTCCCTGCACACCATACGCACACTCCAAACTTTAACTGTGCAGAGGACAAGGCGGAAAAGGTAACGTAAGCGCTCTGCCAACTGAGCTACATGGTGGGCCGGTGCCACACCATGACAGGACTCGAACCTGCGACCTCTCTCACCAATGAGAAGTAACCCATTCCTACGCACCTGCACAGTACGTGCCCCTCAAGGCACTAGGGTCTGAGCTACGCTGCAAAGTATGCCTTTGTGTATACGCAATACTCCGACCATCCTCTCGGTATGGAAGCGCCTAGATAGCGCAGCTCAGATTTGTCAAAGATCAATGCAAACCGAGAACTAGATGAGCAAGGTGTTCGTCCCGATGAAGAAGTAACCCTACTCGGCGCACCGGCCTGCTCTCGGCAGCTTACTCTCTCGCGCGGGGCCTGTCAAGACTGAGCGCTCGTTGTCTGGCTCGGCAACAGCGGTTTGCCAGAGCAAAACAGATCCGGCCGCTTATCATACCACGTATGACACTATCGCTGTAGCCTAGTATGAATAGCACTATAGCCCGTTATGGGGATTCCTCCTGAATATCCGGGAAGTTGAGCACCGGGGCCGCAAACTCTCCAAGAGATGCCTCGGCCACAATGTCATACGCAATTGCAGCATCGACTGCGGAGTCATACACCCCAATGCGAGACTCTTGCGCATCCTTGAAGATGCGAGCCTCATAGCGTCCATCATCGGTCTTAGTTACTCCGCGATACATCTCAGGAAAGGGGAGCTAGCTTGCACTCCCCAATCCTGAAACGTCCTACGCGGCCTCAGCCTCAGCCTCAGCTTGCGGAACCTTGACGAGATAGACCCGCTTGTCCTTACCACGGATCTGTAGCTCGTCCTTCGCAACCTTTTTGGCCTCGACTGCACGAGCGATTGCACCCTTCAGGCCCGTCTTGACGGACTGTGCCTCGACTCCCGCGAAGTCCACACCCGTACCACGGATGCCCTCGGTCAGAAACTCGTCGATGAATGCGTCATACGCTCCATGACCACGACCACCGCGCGCCGCGTCGAGTTCCTCCTCGGAAACCGAGACCATTGCGAGCTTAGTCAGTGAACCACGATCAGTTGCCATCTTGTCGTTCTCCTCTCCTAGAGTGTTAGATCCTTCGGATGATGTTGGTGCCTTTCTCGGCCTTGCCATTACCTCTCCTACTTCCGGCCCTTGATTGTCTCTTCCAAATCGGTCAAGCGACGTTCAAACTCCTTCAAGGTGCCTGCCACATACATACCTCCTAGACTCGCGTTGATTGCCTCGACCTGCTTCACGAGAGAGATTATAGGGCCTGGGTTCGAGGTTGTCAAGCCCAATAGCTCGTCCTTCGTCGGCTCCCGCAGAAGGATCACTGTGGAGGGCTTGCCCCTGGCACCCCGATCCTCTAGCACGGCGTAGCTGCCGTCATAGAGTGCCCGAAAGATTTTCGAGTAGTACGTAGATGAGATACCAAGGCCACTGACAAGCTGAGACAGCTTGCCTACATAGACGCGATGATTCTCTTGTTCTACAGAGTCCTCCTGCATAGCCTTGTAAACGGCAAGGATATGGATAGCGAGAGTTTCATTGATTGGAATAGGCATTAAACCTCCCGCATGCTTGATATATAATCGCATTCCTCGAATAAGCGGAGGAGATTCGATACTAGGATTGCTGCTTCCCCAGGAGTTATGAATTTCTTGATGGTTTTCTCATCCTCCCGATGTAGATATATCGGGTAGAGCTTGCGATTGTCAGCCGTATACATTGGCTGCCCCATCCGAATCTCTGCGCGGAGTGACCACTCCTCGTTCATTCTTCCCCCAACCAGCCTACGAGCCAACAGAAGCGGCACATATTTATACCGCTTGGATGCATCCAGACGTGGATAAGAGACTTTCCACGATCATCGAGACATTCTGGATTGTCACATGCGCCAAGTTCAGTTCTAATGCTATAGAACCAGTCTCGATAGGTACGTTCAATCTTTTTAGACTTGCGTGGCTTAGGCTGCGGGGCTTTAAGGACAGCCTCCAATTCCTCTTCAGATAGCTCCTTCATGCTCCTCCTCTAGTACTCTCGACTTGCGCCAAACTAGGTCGTCCTTATGGATTTCCATGACGGGCTTATCACCGGCTAGTATGGTAACTTTCCGCATATCAGTTTCTTCGCCTTCATATTGCTCCCAAACTTCAACGCGAGTACCAGCCGACCAGCTACCGATTGTTTTTCTTAGAAAGTGTGCCATTAATGAAACTCCCCCCTTTCCCTCGCTTCGGCTGCTTTGCGCAGCCCATCGATAAATGTCTGTGTCTTTTCTCTATACAGTCCAATATGGCCGCCTCCTTCGTCATCACCGAGCGAAGGCAACAGCTCTTGGAGCCTTAATGCGAGCGGCTCCAGATGCTCCACTTTTAGATAGCCTTCACAATCGTAATGTGCTAGGAGCAACAGCAAGGGGTCAGGCGTACCGTCTATACGAACAGGGATCGCGTCCCAATCACCCTCTAGTTCCTTTGCGCGTACTAGGCCCCAATCGATTAAAGCCGACTCATAGATTAGTAGGTCAGCATCTATTCCTGGTCCTCCTGCACCATGCTTGTAGAGCATATAACCCGCACTTAGAGCTAGTTTGTTCCGCCATCGATTGAATGCCGAATATGCTCCATGCCAACAATCATGCGTCGTATCAAGTCCCACCTAATCCTCCAGGAATCGTTTGATATTCAGATGACCAGCAGGAGCGAAGCTGTCATCCCCTGGCCGATAGTAGACATGATTGTCACCGTAGTACGTAAGTAGGAACTCTTTACCCTGTACTATCACAGACTTGCGACGCTTGCGAATTGCCTCCTGCATGTCCATGACCTGTAGCGGATCTAGAGCGGACGTTCCAAGTCTGCTCTGCCAGCCCTCCCACTTATGGTGCTTTGTAGCCCTATCCACTCAAGCCTCCATCAGCTCATCGATCTTCTCTTCGATTGCTTCGGGGTCTATCTCTAGCCAGTCCATTATCTCTTTTAGCTGGAACTTCACAAAGCCTGAACCGTCCTCATACACATCGAGGATTGCAATGGGAATGTGAATTCCCTTTTCATGCTGAAGCTTCCAAGTAACCAGACTGCTAATGACCTGCTCTCGTAGAGCATGTCTGCGCGCTTTGGTCTTGCGCTCATCACGCTCTTGGCGCAGGAGATTAGCTTCAGCCTCATAGTCTGACCAGAAATCGATCAGATGTCTAGCGGGGACGGTAAGCTCCTGCCCCACTCTGACTCTCGTATGTAGCCCCCGACTGTAGGACCCCTCTATGTTGCCAGGTTCGACAACAGTGACCATAGCATAGGTTCTACGATTGGTGTCCCACGTTGACTTTCGAGTCTCAGATCCTCGAAGTCTAACCTTGGCCGCCCCCAAAGGGGTACGACCCCGAGGGGGGTCTTCGAAGTAGGCGTACAGCTCACCATCGTACAACTGAGCGGCATTCACCAATACCTCCTGTCGTCGCTTCGCCTGTATTCAACTACATCCTCTGCCAGTGGATATCTTAGCTCTTTGATAAGCTCAAGACTTGTCCCGCTTGCGCTTAATTGATCCTCCGATATCCCAAACGCCACTTCGATCCACTCTGCAAATGTATGCGGGAGCCTCGTTCGGTGCCTAGAGACATGAACACGTATAGTCAATTCGAAAAGTCTGAACGGAGATTCCTCGATCATATCAAGCTCCTGGAAAAGCCATGACTATGATGCGCACGTATTGTCCCTCCGCTGGTAGATTGTTGCTTACCCATTCCGCAAGGAACTCTACATCGAATTCGTCCTCACCAATCTGGATGGCATCCTGCTCCTGAACTACCCTGACAAAGCCTTCGATCTCTCCGATTAATACAGATTTAGGCAAGACCCACCATCCTATCTAGACGTTCGAGGACTTCCTTCGGGAGCTTATCAGGACTGCTGTTGCGAAGATGCTCAAGAAGAATCTCTGCATACTTCTCCTTGATCTGATCGTCGCTTACAAGCTCTACTGCGGGAGTAAAGAGAGCGGGCCAAGGACGAGCAGGAATTTCCTCTACTTCGATATCGGCAGGCTTGCCAGGGATCTCCTTATCAGGCAGCAATCCCTTTTCTTCGCTCTCAAGAGGCGGCTGAGGAAATGGGCTTTTAGGAGCAAACTGTGTCTCGGGTGGTGGAGCTATACGAGACTCATCGATTTCACCCCACTTAAGACCATCGATATGATCCATTGTAGCCTCAAGCAGGGTCAGAACCCATACGGAGAGACCTTTCTGGTCTTTATCTAAGATAGAATGAAGCGTTTGCTGACCCGAGCTTTCAGTCTTCCATGCCCGCAGCTTCCGCTTCGGTGCAACGTCCTCAATTGCGATGCGGACAAATTCAGCACGGCTGCCTCTGCCACCGCCCAAGCCTCTTGCGTGCCCCATCTTAGCTATTTGGCGTTCTCTCCCCAACGCTTCCAACTCATCTGACTTTTCATCAAACAGCTTTCGAAGACGCTGGATCACGTAGTTTACTCTTGGTGCGTCTGCTGTTGCGGCCATTATCTCTATTGCCTCCTCTTGTGCTTCTGGTGAATAATGGGTGACATTGGATGCTTCTTTGATCCTGGTAAAGAACTCAGTAGAGTCTTCCAAATCATCGAGAGTTGGAATCCTCTGCCCTGCTGCTGCGGCGGCATCCTGTGCTTTCTTTAAAGCTACAAGATCGATCGCAGGCTTGCCTCGTCTTATGTTACCGCCTTTCTTGTACTTCTTGTATTCTCCTTTTCGTAGCAAGCCCAAACGCCGGAGATGGCGCATAATCATCCAGCGCCAATTCGGATCTGAAGGACTAGAGCTTACTCCAAATAGAAATACCCCCGTTCTAGGATCGCGGACTTTGTAATGTCCTCGACCAGACTCCATTACTGGCTCAAGGCCAAGACTTCGAAGCATGTCGAGAACTTCGTTTACGTCCTTACGAATAGGCATCTACATCACAAGCAACTCCATTAGCATATCCCCAATCTGCTGCCCCCCGCTTTGACCGTACCAGGCGAACCAGCACTCGGTATACCCATGCATTGTGTATTCGCTCCCTTTGTAGCCTTCGAAGACTTGCCCAAGGCACGGTCGCACTATTTCGAGAGCGTGGGCGCATGACTGCGCACCACTTGTAATAGGTTCGAACGCTAACTGCTCGTAGTACCCCCGATAAGAATGTGGATTGGAAAACCCTACGCGGAGGAGTTTATCACCGTTATTTTCGAGGAACTGAATCAGACTGTTCAGACCAAAATAGTGTAGTTCGAAGTCCATCATTTCTCCACTAGTCGTTTGACATTAAACATTGCGTCCTGACCGTCATTTACAGCACGGATGATGTAGTATCCCTGTCCCGGCTCTCCTTGCGACACGTCTTCCACTAGCATTTCGTTGTATGATATCTGCACGACAAAGAGAGTTTTGCGAACTATCGCTCCTTCATTCATAGTTCGACTTCCTCCCATAGCTCGCTAAACGGGAATGCTTCTGGATCGGGGCTGCACTTGTCGAGCCACGCAATCGGATCAAAGCCTTCATCTTCAGCGAACCTTCTAGCAAACGCAAGCGCGATTTCTTCTACGGCACGCCTGCTTGCAAGCTTATCAATTAGATCCGTATCTGTTATAGATGGCTCCACAGAGTAGTTCTCACGTAGAATCTTTGCGACCAGATTCCAGATGTGCGGGGCTGCATAGCTATCCACATGACCTCCTCTCCTGTCGATCTCTTGGGCAGTTGCCCAATGCAAACGCTCAAGATCGCTATCGTCTAGAGTGTGAAAGAACTGTTCAGCTAGCATGGAATCCATGCTCCTCCATAGCAGTCATTGCATGCTCCTTGCTCTGCTTTTTCTCGGTTGCTCATTACTCGACCACAATACGGACATCGAGGAGCTTCGATCTTCTCTCGATTGTCCCACACATCTACTATCCTCTCATAGAACGTTGGATGCTTTGGATCGGAAAGTTCGTATCCTGAATCGTTATCCAAGTTCTTTCCTCCTTCCGGGAAGTCTGACGTTACCGATATCGGCGGAATCCCCCGCCTTGGAACCTGCTTCGTAGGCAACTTCGTCGTAGGAATTCCGATTAAAGCTAAGCGGGCTGAAGGAAATACCCTGTGCATCGACGAAATCATCTACTTTCTTTTCGCGAGCGAGGACGAGTTCTTTACCTCCTGTGGAGGGGTTTCGCCTTTTATGCTGTTCCCTCAGGCGGCGCTCGACTCGTGCAACAAATCCTTCCGTAAACGAAATTCGCCATGTCCGTAGAGACTCGACGTAGTTCTCCTCTACCTCCGCAATTACACAGGCAAGATCCATCTGTAGCAGGAGTGAAGCATACATTGCCTCTACAAATGCAACGTCTGATGGATATCCCGCGATCCTTACGTAGTATGTTCTTCCTCGATAGTCCCTCCCAGTATCCTTCCAGGCTTTGCAGCGATTACAATCGGCTAGTACAGAGAATAGTGAGAACTTCTCCCAGGAGGCATCGCCCTTTATCTCCACCGACTCAATGATCGGCTTCTCAGTCTTCGAAGGATCTAGCTGCCAGAGGGCCTCCTCGGAAATGGCGTAGCGCTCCATAAGCTCTTGAGCTTTTGCATAAAAGAGCGCAGCCTCCTCTTCATAGGGAGTGGATTCAGCCTTTCTAAGTAGGGCTTCAATCTTCTGAAGCATCTAGTCTCCTTAGTGCAACGATTCCTTTTCGATTAAGGACTTCAACGGGAAGCTCCTTTAGGTATGCGACCATTGTGAGGCAGGCTGCGTCCTCCTTAGTGGCCTTGTCGATCTTTACTGCCTTGTGTCTCGTCTCGATGAATTCCTGCATCAGATCGACGTACTCTTGTGGGTTCTTCACTCGGCCCCCTCCTCTACGAACGTACCATCGGGCCATACTATCACAAATGGATAGCCATAGCGACAGTTCCTTGCATACCTGACCGTTGACCATGTGCCTTGCCCACGAGCGGGCTTAGGTTCTGAATGTTCGTTTGGGCAAGCAATTAGATAATCAGTCTCATTTACGATATCCTTGTTCCTCCTGAGTGGAAGTTTGTAATTCCGAGCTTCATCGGAGGCAAAGGTAAAGATATCGAGCTGGTACTTATCCAGTTCCTTAGCAGGGTGGGCAACGATCCAATAGCCAATAGCTCTAGCAATCTCTAGGGCTTGTTCGTCTGCGCCTATGCAGTTTCCATGATGAAATTCACACCCGGTATCAGGTACAAAGAAGTGCGCAAGAATGTCTCTGACTGTCTCTCGCTGGTCAAGAGTCAGCCCCTTGCGCGTGCCGGTGAAGCCTATTTCAGGCATCGACTTTAGCTCTCTTAGACAAGATAAGAGTTATTATATGAAGAAATGGTAGATTAGCATTGCTCCCTTTCAAGAACTCATTGTACTGTACCAATTCTTCATCGGGAAGCTCAGAGAAGTCGGTCACTCCCTGCAACTTGCGCAACTCATCTCGAATGGCAGTTGTAGTCTCAAAGCACTTCTGAATGTGGCCTACAAGTTCCTTCTCTGCCGCTTCACGTAGAGAATTCATTAGCTAGTCTCCATATCTTCGAGGGAACATCTTTTTGTCAAGTTCTTCCGCAAGCTGCATCAATGCCGTACCCCTATAAGGATGCTCTGAGACGACCTTTCCATCTACGATTACTTTGTAGGTTTTTGGCACCCCAGGCTGTTCCTCAATCGCCAGAATCAGCATCGATCCTCTTCTCGTCGTACTTAGATGGGTTTCGATTCCTGCGAATGCGTCTCGCAATCGAACGGATCTTTTTGGGATTCAATTCACGAGCCTCCTCGCGAATCTTCCGATTTCTCCGAGCCTTACTCATCCTTAGAAACTCCTACGAGAATTGGGTCGGTGCAGATCCATTCCACAATTTCCTCATCATAGGCTTCGGTCGTTTGCGCAGGGATATGCCTCTTGCCCTTTACGACGCGCTTGCAAACAGTCTCGCGAGGAACAGAGAACCGAAGCTTTACAAACTCGCCGAAGTTGCGAGTAAGCGTAAAGTTGTATTCGAACTCCTTTTCTGCACGGCCCAATGTAATAGCGGCACGTTGCAACTCTTGTCGCTGTGTACGCGGATGCCGACTAGAGGAATAGTTCTGGTAGATGTACTCTTCAAGTGCTAGGTATGGAGTATCAATAGGCAGTTCCAAACCTTTCTCTTCGATGAAATCTGCGAGTGCTCGCAAACCTTCGACCAGTTCATCACGATGCTTGTACTTCATCTCTGACTAGCTCCTTTGCGATATCTTCGAATAGGGCCGCGAGTGCAAATGCATCTCCGATTGTGCTCTCACGAATGTCGAACTTCTCAGCGATATAGCTCCAATGAGCAAAACCTCCAAGTCGGAAAAGATAGCAACCGTGATTCATCCAACTAACATACGCCCATGTACTCCCCTCTTGGATCATCGACTTGCTAATTCCAGTCATACCTTCGGGAAAACCGAAGTTAGAGATTACTGCTTCTCCCCCCGGTCTATCAGTCGGAAGCTCGACTAGCAAATCAGGATGAACCACTACAGGCGTGAATACGAGCGTGTAGTTGGTGCCGTTCTGTGGTGCATAGCCGATTACGCAGGACTCACCTTGCCTCAACTTTCTTGCTACAAACCACGGATAATCGCCTGTAACCAGAGTTTCCCTGTACTCCTCATAGGTCATTTCAATCCCCAGACCTGGCGAGCGAAATTGTAAGACCAAGGCCAACTACCGATTTCTATGAACATCGCGGGAAGGCACAACACGATGTCAAGGATCATAAATCCTAAGATCACAGGAATTGCTGCAAGATATTTCATGCGCCCATCCTCCTTTCGGCCGCCATTTCCGCATACATATCTGCGATTTCACGAGCATTCTCTTCTGAGAGGAAATCTTTATCGGTTAGGCCACGCAAATCTGGTCTGCCACATTCGGTGCAGAGACCACGCTCGTCCATGTTCTTTTCCATCGCTAGTTTGACCGCCGCAACGTCGTCATCGTCGTAGATATTCTCTGCTAGCCAATCACCTGTAAATACAAGAGGCTCTTGATATTGCCTGCCTCCACCGTCCCATCTGTGATAGAGATCCCAAAGTGCGTCGTCATACTCCTCGATGCCTTCGAGTTGTCCGCAACCTAGACAGGGGATCATCAATCTATCCTTCCCTCGTACTTTGTATATTCATGTAGTCTAAGCAAGCCTAACGCAGTACGCCATTCTGCCACAGCGTCCCTCAGCTTCCGTTCGGTTTCGTTACTCGATTCCCAACACCATTCGTCCGCGGTCACGCATACAGCTAACTTCGCCTTCTCAAAGCGATCCAAATAACATAGCCAACGTCCTCATTCTCCTTGTCCGCAAACGGAGCAGATTTTCATTTCCATCCTGCCGCCTCCATTAGTTTAGCCTCCACTTCATTTCATAAACCTCCGCATGACATTCTTACCCACTACACCGGCAAGGTATGGTTGATCGCCGCATTTGTAGGCAAGAAGCTCGTCGGTTTCCTCACCCGTCTTAGCATTCGTGCCCCCAAACACGATATGACTGCCCCCGCAGTTCGGGCACAGAATTGCATCGCCAATCTTGAGCGGGGGCGATTCGTTCAACTCATCGTTACCGATTGCAAAGTAACTACTCATCATCTACTCCGAAGATTTCGTCTTGGCAGTTCTGGCACAGACCTGAGATTGTGTATTCCTTTTCCGAAAGTCTATCGCGGAAACCTTCTACTGGCTTACCGCATCCGATAGGCGGTGGTACACAGTTGCCTCCTGTGATTGCAGTTGTACGTCCGAAGTTCTCTTCGAGGAACTTCCCCCACTGTGGACTCTTTTCACTAGGCTCCACGAGGTTCCTCCTCGACAGATCGCAGGAAGTTTACATGCCTGGCTCCTTCAATGCAAGAATGATAGTCATTACAGTAACGCACGTTTTGCGTAAAGGGTAAATCTCCAATGTATCGAATGCTGGAATACACGGAGATTTTATTGTCAGGGCGTTCCTTTCCGCAGACATGGCAAGTCCAGGTGTCATTATTCATCAGGCGTGAACCTCCACGCGTTACGGTCGGTAACAAATTCTGCCCATCCTTCTGTGCCCAAAAGCACGTACCTGTCGCACCAAATTGGGCGGGTAGTGCGTCCATCCTCTAAGCGGATGACAGGCTCATCAGGATCGCCATGTGGGTCTACCTCATGGGTGACTACTGCACGCTGCTTCTCAGACATTGATAGTCCTTCCTTCCATATAGTTGAGACAATCTACGATATGCCGCGCGTCTCGCTCTTTCTGTAGAACCGTGTCGTCGAGTTGATCGAATTCCTTTGAGGTTCTATGAACGATAATTGCATATTCCTCAAACCCGTCCTGAATCTCAATCCAGAACTTTCCAGGCTCAGGAGGTTCGCAATCTTCCGCACCGTCGAACCAACCTATCCATCTGAATCTAGCCATCATTCCTTTCCATTCAGCATCGAGATTTGCTTGCCGACTTCAAGTAGTGCATACGCGATCGCTTCCATTACCCAGAGCATCGCAACGTCCTCGGTAGCTCCCTGGATTTTCAACTCCCTTCGCGATTGTAAGAGTGCAACAGCTTCCGTCGCAAAGTCAGTCATTTAAAACTCCCCCGACAATACGGTTGACAGAGGAATAGGATTTCCAGCTTTGTCCATCTGGATTAGCTCGAATTCCTTTTCCTCAGTCCACCGTGAACGTGAGCGGAGGTATGCAATCGCGCTTGCGGTTTGATCGGAGACTCCAAACTTAGCAGCGATCTCTCGCTCGTATGAGGCCATCGCCTCGTTCGCTTCATCCGTAAGGCGCTCGAATTCCTCCTCGGAGACCTTTTCTCCATTGAAGTAGAGTTCGGGCTGCATTATTCCTCCTCTTCGTAGACGGTTATATCTTGGCCCTTGTAGAAGAATTTGCCACAAACGAAGCACAGGAATGGATAGGGCATTTGCTTTAGGTGTTCATGCGCTGAGTTGCAGTCCCAACAACTGCGGAATGCAATATCAGGGAGAAACTTCTCTGCTTCGTCGCGGAGTTCTTCAATCGTTGGCATTTTATCGCTTCACTTCTGCAATGATATGCCACTGCATGTTGGAGTCGTAATATTCATCTTCCCGGATGCTCCCCTCGACGGTTGTAAAACGCCATCGACCTTCCAATGCGAGCACCGAGTTTGCCAGTGCATGTGCGTTTTGAATTACATCGCTAGGATGCCCCTTCATGCGGATAGTTAGGATTTTATCATCCCCCGAATACTCGATGCTATCGAAGTTCACCTTTCTACTCCTTTCCCGTTCACGTAGTCGAGATATGCCTGGACATGATCTGGAAAACCTAGTCGCAATCGTGCGCGATTCTCAAAATCCGCATCGGAAATGAGCCGCAGCAACTTTGCGCTAAACCAAGTGCCTCGCCCTACGAGAATCTCGGCCATATGAGCACGGTCATAGTCTGAGAGCCTAACTGCCATCAATGTATCCTTTCAATAGGCGTAGCTCCCAGGCTAGGAGTATTGGACCGATAGTCAGGTCTAGCACTATCAGCGCAAGAGCTAGATAGAGGTATCGTCTTGTGCGTTTACTTAGGAGCCAGACTATCAATGCAAGCCTCCTTTGTCACAGCCAAGTCCTCGCTTCCTCTGTAGCGTCTCGCGCCATATTGAGGGACTTTAGAGCGGCGTCAACTTCGAAACTTTGGGGCCAGTTTTCAATTGATCTCCTTACAAGATCAAGAATGTCCTCAGCCTCCCTAAGATAATCTCTTGCTTGCTCGATTGTCATCTAACCCCCGCTCGCTAGAAGATATAGTGCGATTACGACGCCTACTATGATGAACGCGGAGATCATTTCGACGGTCATGCGAGGAACGCGAATGGTCCAATCGCCTCTTGATACTGACGTTCAAGTTCTGAATTAGGCCAAACGTGATAAACGTGCTCACTTTCGAGCGTTTCGCATTCCCCACACTCATAGATCGCCTCAATTGCTAGCAGCTCTCTCGCACGTTGCTCGGTAATCGTGCTGTCTATTCCATTGTCAATAATCGCGTGATTCATTACGACATGCCCCCTAGAATTTCTGCGATGTCAGTAGGCTCCTGATTGATGAGGATGTCTTTCGCAAGAGCTTCTGCTGATTCCTTCGCTTCCTCCTTCACGTAGTCGATGTCTCCGATGTATCCTCCACAGGACTCAATCATCTCACCTTCGCTATCGCGAACGCACCACCAGTAGACCTCACCGCAAAGCCACTCGTCATAGACCTTTACCTCCTGACGCAAAGCTCCTTCGATCACGCTTTCATCAGGCAGCGGTTGATCCATAGGAAAGCACTCGATTATTCTCTCGGTGGTTGTGTAGATAAACCCAACCGTCGTAGTATCCCATCCCTGGGAATCGAATGGATATCGATGACCGACAAACATCGTGATACCAGAGTGATCGTAGATCGATAGCGGCAAAACGACAACTGCCTTCTCTACGAGTGTAAGGTATCTACTCAGAACTTCCATCGATTCGAAATCATCCCTGTGGAAGCGTTCCTTTACGCCACCCCGACCGTCTGGATTCGTGAATTGCTTATCCCCGAGGATATAGTCAGGGTGCCAGCAGAGCATGATGCCGAGATTGTCATTGTCGCGAGGATTGCAAAACTCGCCATCCTCTTCCCAATGAATCTCGCACGTTAGTCCAGCGTGCTCGAATTCCTCAATCTTGGTGTCCACTCAACCCACCGTCCTCTTTGAGTCCTTATGCTTTCGGAATTCCTCGCTGATATTTACCCCTATCACCGAGAACTTCTGCCCCCGTAGTGTAGCACCGATGGTAGCAGCGACCTTCGTAATGTCCCGATGCGTTAGGCTCCCCCCTTCGTACTGCTCTGCCATGTCATAGAGATCGCTCTGCATCTTGCGTAACTTGTCGCCATCTTTCTTGGTCACGCTCTTTCCCCTTCAAATAGATCGACCACAACTGCTTTCTCGTGGACCTCTGTGTAGACGTGATCTACGTGATAGCATCTCCCTTCACGGTAGAGATGGAGCACATACATCTCTAGGTCTTTGAGGGCCACTTGATTTCCGTCGAGAATCTCCACGTTCAGTTCGTCAACAATCAACTGCCGGAGATTCATGCTCAATGACCCCACTGTACGTAGCTGCCACATTGGGCGCATACGGCTTCGGTTTCTTCTTCAGCGTCTCGCAGTAGCTCGCGGTTTACACCGATTGTGCCGTCAGCCCACCGATTCGTAGCACAACCCTCGCGATCTACAAGCACACCGATTTCTACGCCCAGGGGGTAAACCTCAAACTCGTTGTGTTCTTTAGAGTTTGGGCATCTAAACATCGCTTTCCTCTACTGACCACGTTTCCGTATCGAGAGTAGACACGTGCTCTAGACTATTGTTGAGATATTCTCCGTCACCTTCTCGCACCCTCTCGATTGCCTGCTTAGGAGATTCAGCTTCGATTAAAACTCTCTGGCTCCATTGCTCCATCACACTTACGAGGTAAAATCTCATTGGCATGGCACCCTCAATTCGTGTGCATCGAGAGCTTCCGTCCCTCGCACGACTTCCGCGATCTCTTTCGCGATTGGCGCATTGAATGTCACGTATGTAGCCTCCCGCCCTGATTCATCCCAACTTGCGAGGGAGTAGAACTCGGATTCAGGATCGCAGACGAGATCACAAATGTCGTCTACCTTGTCTTGAAACTTCATGTGATAGTCGCATTTCCCATAAGGTAAGAGATTACAAATTACGCAAGTCATGTGCATCCTCCGCTTCATAAGGATACCACTGGTCTGCATCTTCTAGTAGCTCAGTACGTTCCTGCCTAGTAAGATCATCAGGAGTCTCAATTGCTGCGATCAAGCGAGCAAAGAGATCCTTCGGGATTCTCACCATGTTTGCGTATTCAATCATATTACCTCTTTCCGACCATGCGAATGAGTATCCTCTGCCAGAGAGGGACACAATCACACACGTTTGGGTCGTGACATGCGCAGCGAATCTCTCTATGCCAATCGAGGGAATTTTCGCAGCCGCAATTACACGCACATATCTTTCTCATGCTGTGAATGCGAAGCCGACACCTTCGATCAGAGTACCGATCATTCGCCTCCCATTAGAAGGCGCAATAGAACCGCCGGTTGTCCAAACCTCGAAGCAATCGCGGCCTTCGTCATCGACGTAGCCAATGACCTCGACACCTGCATTCCAGCCGCGAGTATGAGACCAGATACCAGATTCTTTACTACCCACGCGTGAAGCATCGCCTCGACTGCCTACGATCTTCGCGTAGAACTGTGCCATTACTTTGCCTTTCTTCCGAGGCGAAGCCTTGAGGCGCACTCGTCACAAAGCTCGCCACTTCTACGCTGCTTACCACTGACCGCAGTTACTTTCCAAATATCCTTTTGCGCTATTCCAGACTTCCCGCATGAATCGCAGGAGTAGACAAGTTCCCTAGCCATTTCTCATTCCTCCTCTCCGAAGATAAGCTCGACGGCTTCGCGCCAGTCCTCGCTTATGAGATTATCCATTGTCTTTCGAAATGAGCGTTTCTTTGCAGGATCGTAGTTCTCGATGTCATCGCGGACTAGCACAAAGACGTATACGCAATCTTCGTGATCCCACAGTTCGCTAGATAGTTCGAGCGCAGATTTCATTTAGGTCCCCATCTGCATCATCTCGATGTCATCGTCTGAATAGATTGGATCGTCGTAGCGCGTATCGAGAGCGGGGATTCCGATGGTGTCGTCTCCATTCGGTCCAGCCCAAGGATTCCATCGTGCTCCGAGACTACAATAGCCCACACGTCTGTAATAAGCACGCTCCCATTCATCGAGGTTGTGGAACTGTTCGGTGCAGACAAAGTGCGCTTCGAGCATTACCTCATACGTATCTGAGGATGCTTCCGCTTCCTCTTTCGTTGCGTAGCGCTTTGCCCAAAACGTTGTACCGTCGCAGTCTGTCTCTGACTGCAAAGCCGTGTAGTTCATTCTCCCCACCGCCTCATTTCTGCGGTTAGTTCATCAACATCATTCATCGTTACAACGGCCTGAACCGAAGTATGGTAATCGTGGGAGATGCTCTTGTCGAATTGGGAAGCGTCTTCCCACGAACCAACAAAGACGCAATCGGGCCAGTCCGTCTTTGTATCGACTAGAACAACGTAAAGATCAGCCTCCGATTGCATTTATCTATTCCCCTCCGCTCACTAGGAGATCGTCATACTCTTCCTGCGACTGCCTGAATGCCTTTATAGCTTCCTCCTCTGTATCGTGGGTTTCGACATAATGGAAGCCTTGGCCGTCTGTCCAGACGATCCAGCGGTGGACACGGTAGAAGTGTCCGAACGTATCGGTGTCACCGTCTTGGTCATCGGCGCATCCATTCATGTAGAACGCTTCGAGCGCATCTACTAATGCGAATGGTGCTTCATTCTCTGCTCCAAACGCCTTACGCGCCTGAGCGATGATCTCATCTTCGCTTAGCGCATTTCGCAGCTTGCTCACTACTCCTCCAATCAGCCGGGTAATCGAGAGGGATCGTATTCAGGCGGCTTATTTGCAAATCCTTACCCCTTTCCCAATCCTTACGCAATTTGAGTAGGTGCTCCGCGTACTCGGTGGCGTCCTCATACCAAGAGAACAGCCCATAGACCTCCACGATCCCCGGAAAATCCGACTCATTTTCAATCTGGACTACAACGTACACCTTTTAGACCTCCAACTTTAGGACTGTTGGTATTCCTCCGAACTTCGCTCCAGTATCTATGCAAAGCGCATTTCCTTTCTGTCGCAGGACTCCGGGGGTATGCCCAACTATCTGCGGGAATTCTGTCGGCTCGAACTCCCTATCGAAGTCGCACCATAGCACTCCACCGACCTTCGCATCCCCAAACCTTACACGACCGCAATCGCGAAAGAGATAGTGCGCGAAGTTCTTTTCCTTCCACTCATGCTGTAACTTGTCATTCACGAGCAGAGGCGTAGTTCCCGTCCCAAAGTTCAACTGCGACTGTGAGATTCCAGCGTGCGTGACGAGCCAGCTATCGTCTTCACAATACGATGAAGTGAGCAGCCCATTAGCATAGTGCGCCCAGAGAGTCTGGGAAATGTCGAAGTTGAAACGGAATCCCGAGAACGTGTTTTCAGGATCGAAGTAAGGAATCTCGTGGTTGCCGACTAGCATAAGGTCGATTTCTTTTCCGACCATATCGAGGCAACGGAGATCATCCTCGCGCGATCCATAGACGCAGTTTGCCAAGTCTCCGATCTGCACGATGAATGCATTAGGATCTTTTACTCCGTGGTTATCGAACAAACCAGCGGAAAAAAGAGCCTTCCGCAAGCCCTCGTAGTTTCCATGCACGTCGGAGACAATGTAGATGTCTTTCACTTTTCACCTCCTTTCCATTGGACTTGACTCAAGAATGCGGAGCCCGTAATAAAGGTCATTCTCCGCAAACGTCAACCTAGCCCTTCAGTTCACGATAAGCTTCCTCTCCGCCATCGTCACGCCAATGCCCATAACGAACGAGGCGTACTACGCGGCGGAAGTAATACCGGACATTCGCCTTTATAGTAAACCACATTTCCTTTCACCTCCTCTCCTTAGTTTGACACTGAATAGGCCGGGAGGGATTCGAACCCTCACTTATCGGATGCCTCTACCAGTTGGGCTACCGGCCCTAGCATTACTCTCCGAATAGTTCGTGAATCCTGGTGGCTATAGCTCGTGTTCACATCCATAACAAACTAGCTGTTGGTCTTCGGGTTCACCGACTTCTTCCATCGGTGCCCAAACGAGAGGGTGCTCGCCATTACGGAATTCGCGACCACAATGATTGCAGCGTAGTTGTGTATATGGCATCGGCTGGAGTTTCGCAGCGGACTTGATTCTCACGCTTCGGCCTGTAGTGAGATTGATACCCCACCACCCTCCGTATGAGCATACTGAACTGATACGCACACTCGTAAGCTTGTTGGAAATCTTTGCGGTATAGAGCGCGCCGATCTGTACGTCTTTCTTTAGCACTAGAGAACTCCTTTCTCGATTAGCTTGGCTTCGAGATCCTCGAAGAGTCCTCTTTCTAGGTTCTCGATATTATCAACCTTGTGTTGAAGCTCTTGGATGCGGTTAGTTGCTTCGGTCATCCATTTGAGCAGAGTCGTTTTGCGTAGATCGTCACCTTCTGCCCAACCATAATCATCGAGCAGTTCCGAGATTTTGTCCATCATTCCTCCTAAGTAACTACTATGCGATTCTGTGTTCTGCCTTAGTAGAAAGGACGACGCGGAAGCTTCGCGAGACTTCTCAGAGAGGGATCTACAATCCTCGTATGGCGTTCTAGAGCGACGTAGACGTAATACATCTGCCTCCCTAGGTTTGCTTCGTTCGTAGAGCGATATGCTTCTGTCTCTTCGATCTCGACAGCGAGCATCCGAACCCACATCGCCCACCAATTTCTCTGGTCGAGCGTAAGACCCAAACCATGAGAATGTCGCTCACAATCATCGCACTCATCGAAGAGGATCGCCTCTGTATCGTCGTTATACTCATCCGAAGAATCAGGATGGTATCTATGAGACATTTCTCGCCTCCCGTTTCAATAAGTCAGCGCGTCCTTGCAATTGAGGATTTTATTGCGCCAATCCTCTAGTTCTGAAATCTCGATCTCGACTGCGGAGACTTCGTAAGTACCGTCCTCTCCTTTCTCAGCTACAAGCAACGACTCGATAAAGAGGCTTACTTCGGTCAATTGCGAACGAACAGTTGCACGAAGTTCTCGGTCGTCCATTCTTTACACACCTGCTTTCTCGAAGTCTTCGCGAGTGTATTCCCACTCGCGGATCATTCGCTCTTGTTCGGCTGGATCGTCGCACTTGCAGGTTCCGTCTGCGCGATAGTGCGAAGTGTCCATGATGTAGAAGGGGCAACCGAGGAACGTTGACTGTTTGATCTGATACGCATGAACATCATGGCGCAGGCTCAAGTCAATGAGCCAACCTCCGTTAGCGCAGTTACAGACTTCGCGCGCCTGCATTGGAGCAAACGCGGCGCCCACTTGCTTGTAGCCAGTCATCTCGTAGTTTTCGAGGAAGTCATCACGACCTTTGTAGTCCGACCACATCGTCTTGATTCGTGCGGCAGGATTTCTCTCGAATACTGCGAGCATGAAATCGCGATGACCGTGCCAGCAGACAGCATGCACCCTTCGATCAGGATGGAAACCCGATGCACTCGTGCGCTGGTACTTATGGTCACCGTCGATCTTCTGTCCGGTAGGTCGGAGTGTAAAGCGTAGCGCGCGACCCTCTGTGCGAAGCTCGTGCAACTTCACTCCGATTCCTTCTGCGCACTCGATAAGCTGCGTTTCAGTTACTCCCCAAACTTTCATGTCTACCCTCCTTTCTATAGATAGGGAAGTTCTGCGATGTAGCTTGCGCCGTTGTCGAGAAGCCAATCCTCGAAGTCACGGGCAATCTGCTTTCTGTCTCGCATCGTAAGAGTGTCCGTTTCCCAATCGAAATCATGCACTTGCATGCAATCGACCGGGTTGCGTTGAGCACCTTCGATGTAGATATCTCCGAGTCGGAGATCCCACGCGAATTTTAGCGTAAACCTCACGCCTCCCCACGTTCGGACAACCTTATTCGCTCGTGTGGTTTCTTTCCCTCTCATCTGTAGATTACCTCGTACTCCTTGTCGATGCGGATAATTTCGTCATCCTCGGCCAAATATGAAACCTGACCATCGGCGGAAATCTCACGCGCTTGATCTTCCGCATGTCCAAAGTCGTCCGCATCGAAGATCATCGACCAACGGTTTCCGGTCTGCTTGTCCCGAATAATTACCTCGTACTTGTCCATTTATCCTCGTTTCTTTAGACGTGGCAATGTCCAGCGTCGATTAGGGTTTGTGCTGTGCGACCGTAGAAACCCTGCAATTGCCACACTGTGCCAGTGTCGATTAGGTGTTGGAAACCTTCGATCAACTCATCGTCTGAAAGCTCTCCGCTCTCAAAGTCGATGATGAATCCAACAACATCGAACTGCCCATTATGCGCACGTGACCATGCGCCGAATGGATCTTGTGCGTCTAGTAGCACTATTCCTCCTCCCTTGCTAGTACGTCGTATTGCATTGCAAAGACGTTACTGCCTCCGCATAGCACGAGTACGATTTCTCCATACTCGTCTGCAAGTTCGCGGATCTGAGCTTCGCATTCGTCGTTTGAAGTTCCAGGCGGTGTGTCGTTCCAATCACCGCAGTTGCAACCTTCACCTACCTTTCTCCATCCGTCGAGCGGTTCGACTTCATTGTAACCTCGCCAACCGTCGATTGAGTGATAGCCAACCCGTCCGATTTCTTCGCCGGTATCGGGGTGGATAACTACTTCCGGTATCTCTTCGCCGCCATAATGTGCATTGGCAACATCGGGGATCACAGTCAGACCACGAATGTCCATTTACTTATGGCTCCGCGCTTCAACGTACAAACCGATGTTGAATTCGAACCATTTGTTTTCCACGTCTTACCTCAGCTTTGCGAGTAGTTCGGCTGCTTTTGCTTCGAGTGCTCGCGCCTCATGCTTTTCGGCCGGGTTCAGACGCTCATTTCGACCCTGAGCATGCTGGAGGTTCCGATAGCGTTCGAGTGCGTCTCGAATGGTGTCAAGCTCGGAAACTGAAAGCTTGAGTGTTACGGTTGCTTCCATTTCATTCCTCCTTCCTAGGTGTAGATAGTCGCATTTCCATTAGAGAGTGAGATTTCTGCGCGAGATTGCCCATCCCACTTAATCTCAATCTCTTCAACGACAGAGGTATCGTCATCCTCCGCCATCACTTCGACGACGAGAGTATCTTTTGGAAAGAGCCGAACGGTAGTTGCTTCTCCACCGACATGCTCAAATTCCCTCGTCTTTACAATCTTGAGGGCCATTTTCCTCCTTCCCCACGTTGTGACGATTGGGATTTCAAGCTGTAGTTGCATCCTTCTCTACTTCTCTGCGGTTGTCGAACGCTATGATTGCAGCTTCTTGAACGGTTGTAGCACCGACGCACCAGTACAGCGTTTTGCGCCATTCATCAAGTGCTTCGGTGTTTCCTTCACCGTTCAGCGCGTACTCTGCGAGTGCTTCGATTGCGTAGTTCATCGTCTCGCCAGTCCATGACGTGTCGATGAACGCGCCACAATCCGAACAGTGGTCGGGAGAATCTCCGGCTTCATCCGTATAGAACAACGGATGAATCGGATTGTTCTCTGAATCCGTTGCGACTTCGTTCTCGACTAGTTCCTCCCAGGAATATTCGGGCTCGTCGTTGATTGATAAGCTCTCGACATATTCCTTCGTGCAATCTGGACAGTGAGTGTCCGCGTCATACGTATAACCTACGACTTTCATGTCTACCCTCCTTTCTTTGTGCGTAGATTGGCAACTCATTGTGAGTTACACAAATGCGCCGCCGAGGATTTGAACCTCGTCCTGTAGGGTTACAGCCTAGTATGCTCCCGTTACACCAGCGGCGCATAAAGTTTTACGATGCGTAGTTGCGGTCGTAATAGATGTGCCAAAGATGCTGGAAATCTCCAGCCTCAATGTCTTTCGCGATCCGTTCACACCACGTAGCGAACGCTTTTCCGAGAAGTTCTCCGGCGCGGTCGATAGGATCGTGGTTAGGATTGTTGTACCAAACCTCCGCAAGATGCCCAACCGGGTCGTCCATCATGCCTCCTTCGTGAGCAGTTCGCAGTTTCCTTCGCGGTCGAAATCCGCGCCGGTTATTGCATCGTAAGAGTAAAGTCCGTGCTTCAATGGAATGCGTATGCGGGATGCATCACGCTTCCAAAGTTTGACCATTCCGTTCACTTTCCACCGTTTGTTCTGACGGTCGATGAGGATATCCCCGCGTTGGAGATTCTTTGCTTCATTGAGCGTTAGCATGCCTCCTCGACTTTCACGCACTCGTTGTAATCGTAGCTATAGATGTAGGGATCTTCGGCATGGATGTAGTCTGGAAATCCGCCGCTATAGACCACTTCGCGACAGATTGCTAGTTTCGCCCCCTGATTTCTTTCTCCGACGTAGAAATCTCCGGGTTCGATTTCTCCTTCGATCATGCGAAGACTGATCCCATCGACTTCTACGATCTCACCCGCTCGAAGCTTCTTGAGCGTGGAGTAGTCTCGCATCCTTCCTCGCTTTCGCTGCCATCTTGCGGATTGCTTTCTTTGACAAACCTATGGGCCGGTTTGTCTTACGTTGATGCTTCATGCGTGCCTTCCGATGTATGCGCGTATTGCATCGCGCAACTCTTCGTCGGTTGTGTAGAACATCGAGGACATAGTGGCACCCTCCTCAGTAACCGCGTTCTCAATCAACTGTGTAATGCGCTGATTGAAAAACTCTGCGGTCTGTACGATCATCTTTCCGAGTTCGATCTTCTCGGACATTTCCATCATCGGCTCCTAATGCTGTTGAGTCGGGAGCGAAGTTGATCCGGCCCCCAATAGGTTGCGAAACCTGGGCATCTTTGTCCGTCGCCGTGAAGGATAATACTGTCGATGCAGTAATCGAAACCGCGTGCTGCTACGTCGACTATGACCTCATCAGCTTCGATCTCTGTGAAGCCGAGTTTGTAGAGCACGCTGCGAAGAGACACGGAATGGTAATCCGTCTCTTCGAGCAATCGACAATGCGATATGCACTGTGCAATCGCACCGTCAATCTGTTCGAGCGTCATACGCTTACCTCCTCTCTGCGAACGCCTCGCGTTCCTGCCGATTGTAGAAGAATCCCGCTCGTTTTCCAAACGGGCACTTTCCGTTTGCTGCGAAGGCAATCACTTGCGGGTGCAACGTTACTTAGGCGATAATGAGAGCCGTTCTCGTGAACGCATTGTAAAGGAAGTCTAAAGAACGGCCCGCATGGATAAAGGGTTTGCGGTCGGTCGTTTTCAACTAGGCAACGAGGTTTCCGTTTGCCTACGTGAAAGCGGCCGTTTTGCAGGTAGAAACTAATTGGAAAACTATGCCGTGACTTTAGTCAATTGTTGCGAAACTCAGATTGCCTCTACAGTACGTAGTAGTAGTTAGTAGTAGTAGTTGTTAGTTAGTTACTTAGAGGAAAGGGGAGGTTAGCAGGAGAAACGCGGATCGGGTTTCCTCCGAGCTTCGAGGCTAAGTAACAAACCGTAAATCTGTTACGTGATCGGCCGAGAGAATCACGTTATACTATGACACCCCCTATCGAGAGGAGAATGGATAATGCTGCAACAGTCCGATTACGAGGGATTTTACGTTATATGGCTTGATGAAGAAGGAGAAGAGATAACCGAGGAATGGTTGGACAGGGCTACGCTCGAAACTGCGCTTAAAACAATAGCCCTGCGCGTTCGGCAATCTCCCTCAAAATGCCCACAAAATATCGCAGGCTTTTACATCGAACGCGCATTTCACTGGAGACAGCGAAAAGGCTTGACAAAGGCTAGAGACTCCGAACTTGACAAACAGGTAAAAGAAACCATAGCCAAATACGGAAAACCACCAGATGAATAGCCCTCGCTATTCATAAAGATCAGGAAACATAGCGATACACCGAATCTCATGCCTAGGCAACTCGATGTATCACTAAACTTCCTGCGTGATTCAACAGAAAGCTTTGCGAAGGTTGCCATCCATCGGCTCAGATTGCAGTTTCTTGACTTCGAGAGCCTTCGCAAACGCTTCGATCATGCTTCCGTTTGCGGTCGGCAACTTCGAAGCGTTGAAGATTGCCGCTTCGAGCTTCCCTTCGTCTTGGATTGGCTCGAAAAGATGCATCATTCCTCCTTTTCCTTATGGGGGCAGTAACGGTACGGATGCGGCCCGCCGCAAAGAATGCAACGGAACATATCGAGCAGTTTTTGCATCATCCCTCCTTACCGCTCGACTTCGAGGACGTACAACTTCGGAGTGTAGTGCCTGTAGTCGTTCGCTAGACCGCGATCAGGAATGTCTCGTCCCTCGACGGTATAGCGCGGATCGAGCAGCGAACCATGCGCCGTTCGCGAAAACGTGCGGAGTCCAATTCTCTTGCACTCCTTCTGTACGGCGCGCTTGTTCGCAAGATTTGTGAAGTTCGCATATCGCTGGTCATAGCTAAGCGCCAGCGCAATATCTGCGACCTCCTCTTGCGTGAGCGTCACTTCGTCCATTGTGGCGTCCTTTCTACTAGTAGGCCCGTCCATTCCGCAAGACTGTAACGGGTAGTGCATCGATGTCGCACTGGACACTTACTGCGAAGAACGTCTCGTCCTTCACACGTTCGAGCAGGCTCTCATACGCTTCATGCGTAATGAGACCCTGCATTGCAAGCTCGTCGAGCGTGTGCTTTTTCCGCTCGAACTCCGACTGCAACTCCTGCGTTGTCATCTTACTCACCCCCTTTCGTAAAAATTTCGGTTTTGGATCGCAGCCAAACAAAAAGAGCGTTTCCGCTCTCTTTGTATTGCCGCGCGAAGAATCCATGCGCGAGAAGTTTTCTATCGCAACGATGCGGGGTCTACGTAGTACGTCACCATGTGTGCTAGTTCTCCGTTCGGTGCTACGACCGCGAGAGTCTTACGCGTTCGCGGAAACTTGCGCGGCAATCGTGGCGCCGACGCGGATATTGCAATCCGCTCCATTCCCGGCGAACGTCCACGTTCACCTGATACGTAGCGCGCGGTATCTAACGCCGCTTGCGTTTCGGTGCGGCGCAAGTTCCTACCGCGACTCTTAGCCTTTCGAGCCATAGTCGCGTGTCCATAGCACAAGTAGCAGTAACAGCCCGCGCGACTGTTGCGAGGGATACTGCGGCATGGTTCACCACCTTTCCGCCTAGCTAGGGGACACTGTGAGCCTATGCGCGGAGTGTGTAGTTGCTTAGCTAACGGTCGAGCGGGATAGCTCGAAGATAACGTCGGAATCGTCGGACGTATTCGCGAGACGAGTGACGACGATTCCACTTTCCGCGAGCTTAGTCACCGCGCGGTGAAACCCTTCGGCCGAGTAGGTTGCCTTGCGGAGGTTCTTGCCTTTCTTACCAAGGTATTTCTCCCACCCGTTCGTCTCCGCGACCCTCTGCATTGCAGTCTTGGCCGATTGCGACGAACAGCGGACGAACGCCTGCGCCATGTCCCCCGCGACGAACGCGCGGAAGTCCGCGAGGGTTTCGCCATTCGTGCGGAACGGGTGGACGACGTAGTTAGAACGATCGATGTCAGTGAGAAACGCCATGCTGTGTGTTCCTTTCGTGTGTGCGCATAGGCTTACACTGTCCCCTTACCAGGGACGAGCACGCCGAACCGTCTCTATAGGCTCCCCCGCGACACTCGGCGTTATGACGTTCCCGCTGCTACGTGTCTCACTTCGCTCACGGCTTACGGTCGCTTCGAGGATTGCTCGTTTCGCGTATGACCCCTTGCTTGCGTCACCTTTCGCTCACGCTAGACCGCTACCGCTTCGCGCTGTTCGTTCGACACTGTGCGGGCATACCGCCACTGTCGTCGCAGATGGTAGGCGTGCTCCCTCGATAGTTACGGTGCTCGCTGTGCTATTCGCGGCCGTAGGTCGAGTCATCGATGACGTATCCGCCGGTTGCCCGTTCTTAGCAGCGTTCGGATTCTGCCGACACGTATCGGGTTTATGCCTGCGTCGCGTGGCATCGCTCGCAGGTGGTTAGGGGGCGATGCCCCTACGCCTCTCTATAGGCGCCTCTCCCGTTCGCTGAGCACTCGCGGAGCGTAGCAGCTATGCCGGACGCTTGCATCCCCCTACGGGGCACTACAAGCGCCACTACGGGGTATGCCCGCCGTCAGCCCTACCCCAAGCCGTCACCCCTGCCGGCAGCTACCCCGAACTCGTCAGCCGGCTGTCACACGCCAACGAGGGACTGTAACACTCTGTTGCCCGAACAGACTTCGAGTGTCCATACCTATCTCAATTTCTAAAATAGCTCGTTGCCACTTTTGACAACAATAGACCTTGCACAACTTGTCAAGTGGCGGCCGTTACTAACCCCGTTGACAGCTATCCTGCGCGACTAGTAGATCGGCGCTCTATTCTTACGAAAAGAGAGACGATATGGATATGGTTCCAATGGGCAGTGACTTGCCTGATGATCTTCAGCGCAAGTTAGAGGAATACAATCAAAACTTCGAAAAACTAAATGACTTTCTTGGCAATAACTCTCTGCTAGAGGATAATGCCGTAAGTGAGCTTCAAGCTGAGAAGACTCGCGAGATGCTCACACAGGCATTGCCGTATGCGGTCAAGACCCTCGTAGAACTTTGCACGATGGCCTCATCTGAGTCGGTACGCCTTAAGGCCGCGCAGACGATCATTGACAAGACGCTCGGCCGCGATCCTACTCTCGCAGAAGAGGACAAGGCTATGGCCCTTCTCAAGCGCCTACAAGCCACCCCAGTGCTCGAAGAGACTAATGATGAGAGCGCAACGGAGTGAGTCTCTACTTTGAGGTCACTCCTATTGGGCTGTCGAGCCTCGAAGGTCTAGAGTACAATCCCGAAAGACCAGCAAGGCATTGCCGCATTTGCGGAGATTCCTTCCAGCCTCCACTGGCCCGCGCCGTCGAGTGGCTTACTGACCCCGAAGTAAAGTGGGCTGTAGAGATTCTTTTGAAAGATTGGGCCGACACTCACAATAAGAGGCATTCCGATGCAGAAAGCCGTAAGTTGCGAGCGAGCGGATGCTTTTTGACGCCTGAGGCAGCGATACGACTAGTGCCTCTAGGCATCTATCCTATACAGGATATGGTAGTGAGCGAGGAAGTTGCTCATGCAGCCGCAACCGCTCCGAGAGCACCACAGGAGGACGTAGATGGGTAGCGATTGGCAACCGTTGGTTACCTATGAAGAGTTTAAGCTAGGTTTAGCGGTGGCGGCAATTGTCGTCATATGGGCATTAGCCGGAGCTTTCTTCTGGCTCTGGTTAGGTTAGAAGGACATAGATGGTCATTAACCAAGACAATAAAACAGTATGGGAAGGCATGCTAGACTCGGTTAGCACCGATGAGTTCTTCTTCCATGCGAGCAAGTCTGGAAACGTCGGAATAGTGGCTGAAAGTAGAGAGGCGGTTCAAAAGACGATCGACCAACTTAATCTTGCACGCCTTCACGAAGATCGGTTGAGGCGCGAACATAGGAAAGGGAGGTAAGTAGTGCCATTTTACGAGACGATCTTCGAAAATGGAAGATCATCGGTCGCCTATGCAAAGGACGACGAGGAATATCTACGCGGTGCAGGCGAGCAGCATCGCAGAGCTAAGGCGGGGGGACAGGGTGGCCCTACAGGTCATCCAGCGGAGAGAATTGTGGCCGCTTACGTCTATGACCAGCACCCAGACAACTATAACACAGCAGACGCATTGACAGCAGACGAGCTTCTAAAAGAACTTCCAAATCTTGTCAAAGCACTAGAAGATCCCAATGGCGTAGTCTCTGTGGGGCGTCTTGCCTCAGAGGTACGCGCTCTTTCACATCCAATGCTAAGAGAATCAGCACCGCATGACTCCAACTTCAAGATGCCAGAGGATAGGGTTATTGAAGCAGATGCAATTGAGAAGGCGGCTGCATCACCATCGAAGGACGGTGAGTAAAGTGGCAACAATTGCGTTCCAAAGACTGTCACAGCTAGTTACCGATTACGTTCTCGGTAACTCAGGTACGCGATTACCCCCTTCCTCGTGGACGATGGGGCTTGCGGCTACCAATGTAGGGTCAGGCGGCGCATCTGACTATGCGCGTGACTCTGTGTGGTCTGCAACCGTATCGGGGACGAATATCAACGAGATTGGTGCAGTAACCGCCAATGGTTATGCACGGCAGACGATTGCACGCACGATTGCGCAGGGCGGTATCGACTGGCAAGCTTCGACGTTTGATAACACCTTTGCAACAGGCGGACAGTCTGCTACCGCCGACCAGGTGACGTTCGGCGCATTTACAGGAGCACCTGACATAAACGGTGCGAACTCCTGGGTTATGACCGATGGAGCTACTCTAAACGCAGGCAACCCGTACTTCGCTGCGGATACCGCAGCAACCAGAACCTTTGCTAACGGAGACACGGAAAAGGTCACGGCTACTCTTAAAGCTGGATAACCCCTACTACTTAACTGAGGAGGGGTTAGCTGTATGGCAGCGCATAGAATCCCAATCTTGGGGTTCGCTACTCGCCCTGACGATACAGGCGCTTGTTGGTTTGAGCCTGCCGACCTGAACTTCGGTACGAATGATCTGGCGCGACAGTTCGTGCTTGTGTTGGGAAATGCACTGGCGGCAGAGCCAACGGTAAAGCACGGAGTCTATGGAGCGTTCCGCGTTCCTAAGAACTACGTCGGATCGTCTGTTGTAATCATCGAGTGGTCGGCTACCCTGACAACTGGCGATGTGGTTTTCGACTTCGATTACAATGCTGTCGGTGGGAACGACGCTGAAACGCTCGACCCTGCCGCCTGGCAACAGAGCGTAACCGTAACTGACGCTGCACCCGCAACAGCGCGGCGTAAGCTATTTGCTACTGCTGCTCTAACGGCAGGCAACTTTGCTGTCGATGACATCGTGGAGTTCTTCTTCGGACGCGATGGTGTTGACGCTGCCGATACGATGGCCGGTCGTGCATACGTGTTTGAGCTAACTTTCGAATACGCCGATGTCTAGAGAATTCGACAACGACGGCGCGAATTATCTCGATATTGGTGACGTGGCAGCCATCGATATTACGGGTCTGCCAATCACCGTGAGCGCATGGGTTAGGCCCGATGTGAACAACGCTGAGAAGGCAATCGTCACGAAGTACGATACGGCCGCGCAGCCTACGAGACAGTATACGCTCGAAATGACGAGCGCTGGTAAGCCTGCATTTGCTACAGCGAACGGTTCGTCTGCCGCCTTTACAATTGGAGCCACTACGTTAAGTGTTGGGGTCTGGCAGCATATTTGCGGATACCAGACAGCTACCAACCGTTACATCTATCTCAACGGTGTTCAAGATGCCTCAGCCACAAATATTCGAACAATGATAAATACGACCACGCCGTTGTTAGTCGGAAGGTATATCGGAACGGCAGCTCCTTGGGATGGTTTGATAGCTGAAATCGGTATCTGGAATATCGATCTGTCACCTGCTGAGATTGCTGCCCTAGCAAAAGGCGTAAGCCCCCTGCTTATTAGGCCGCAGAGTCTAAAGGGATATTGGCCCCTATGGGGAACTGGATCACCTGAACGGGATTATTCCGGTCAAGGAAATGCCGCTACGATGAACGGAACGGTCAACGCCGGTGATAGACATGCGCCCGTTATGCCGTTCGTCCTTCCGATGCCGCCTAGTAGGTATGGCCCTGTGCTTCCGGGATTTAACGACGCGGCAGAGATATATCTTGATCTTCAGCCGTCTGGGGTAGAACTAGCAGAATATATAGATGCTGCTACAGTGCCTCTTGCTTTTACGCCAAGTGGTATTGAAGGACTAGAGCGTACTGATGCTGCAACAGTTTATCTCGACTTGCAACCATCTGGCTTCGACATCTTCTCCCCGCTTATTCCCTGGTGGGACCCTCTGCCGGAGGGTGAAAATAAATGGTTCCAAATCGAAGGGAACAAATGGAGAGGAACAGCCCAAACGAGGTTCGTATTGTCAGTTAGGGGTCGGCTATAATGGCAATAAGGCTGACTGAAGGTACGAAGGAATACGTACCCGTTACAGTCTTCGATAGATCAGGACAAATCACTAATCTTGACGCACAAGCTACTAGCATCAAGTTTGATGTCCAGTATGATGATGATACATATCTCTACCAAGATCAGGCCGCGACCGCCTCTTTGATGATAGTCAATTGCCTCATCGATATCTCGTCTGGTGGCCCGGATGGTTATTTGACGGCACCGATTAGACTTCGCCTATTCGTGGAGTTTACGGTTGGAGGCGAATCACCTAGACTCGGGCCGGTTGTTATTCAGGTAAAGGATGAACCGTAATCTGTAAAGGAGTCGTCAGATGAAGTACATCATCGCTACTATAATCGCAACGATCGGTCTAGCTGTCGGACTGAGTGGAGCGGCCTTTGCAGGTGGAGGCTTTGGCTCTTTCCCGCAATGTTCGGATCTGCTAGACAACGATTTCGATTTGCTAGTCGATCTAGCTGACCCAGGCTGTGTGGATGCACTAGATAATGATGAAACCGATCCTTTACCACCACCACCACCATTAACGCAATGTTCGGATCTGAAGGACAATGATGGTGATCTGTTGATCGATCTAGCCGATCCTGGTTGTGTCGATGCGGCTGACGATGACGAATTCAATGCGCCGCCGCCTCCTCCTCCGTTGGGCAACTGCCTCGTTTCCAATCGTAGCCAGTGGGCGCTTGCAGGAACGGACTGTGCCTTCGGAACACAACTCAACTTCACGAATCAGCAGTTCCGTTGTTCACAGCCATTGGCGAACTATGGGCCATTGCCACTTAAGCTCGTCTGGAACTTCACTGGTAATCCTGACTTTGGCGATCAAGGGCATCTAGACTTTATCAACGGTTGCCGGGGCGACGGTAATAGCGATACCATTGACGTAATTGTGGCTTCGAACGCGAATGGTGCAACTGTTGGAGCCGCTGGTGGGGCAGGCAAGTTCCGTACCGCTGGCCCCGTTGACATTCAAATCACTGGTAACTTCGATTGTGGCCCGCTTGGAAGTTCTGGTGCTCATCAGGATGGATGGCAGTTTCATCCTAACTGGCGGCCTGCGAGACTCGACATCGTGAATGGTACGTCGGGAAACTGGAACGCTGGAACCTCGACGTGCATCGGTGCAGGTGGAGTAATCTTCTGGTCGAACGATTATGACGTGGACGTATATGGTGGGGAATACGTCTCTTGCAATCATGGATTCTTCGGTGGTGGACAGACTCAGCCGGGTAACGTCGTAGTTGATGCGAAGTTTCGCACAGGACGTAATGACGGAAGCGATCCTAAATGCACTCCTTACTTCGCCTCCGATCCTTGCCTAAGAACAAGTCTGTTTACATTTACCAATGTGACTTGTCAGCGTTGGAATCCAGCAACTAAAACATGGCGCGACGTAGCGCCGAGGTAATAAGCATGTCACTTGCACTTCCTGTTCCGGCCAACGCAATATGGGAATCGAACGACGCGGACGTACCTGTGAATAATCCGGGCACGACCGTTACTGCGTCGGGGACGATCCATACAAAAGGCTCATGGACATCACTTGGACTCTCAACGGACTTCGATGCCTTCGGCTTCTGGCTCTGGCTCAGCAACTCCTCTGCGACCGCTACGCGCACGGATCAACTTCTCGATATCGGCATTGGGCCGATAGGTGGTGGCTCCGAGCAGGTGATCGTCTCTAACCTCGTCAGCGGGTGGAGCGCGACCAACAACGGTGCTGCAAACATGGGCTTAGGAAGGCGCTTTTTTCTACCTATCTTTATTCCAAAGGGTCTTCGCGTTTCGGCTCGGCTTCAGGCTCTTATCGCTTCCGATACGCTTAGCGTTCAAATCGTTCTCGTGGAGGGAATGGGCAATCTAGGATTCCCCATCTGCGCCGGGATGGATGATTACGGGATCGACACCGCCAATTCCATCGGCACATCTCATACGCCTGGTGTGGGTGTAGAGTCAACCTGGGCGAATATCGGCTCGACGCTTTCTCGTAATTACAAAGGCGTCATCGTCGTTCCCCAAGGAACGATGGGCGATACCACAATGTCAGCAAATCCGGTGCAATGGGAGGTTGGCTACTCTTCGATAAAGCTTGGTGAATGGTATTGGGGGCCTTCGACAAGTGAGTGGGTAAACGGCCCGATACCTGCTTGTCCCGTAATGCGTGAATTGCCCTCTGGAACGCAGATGCAAGTTCGAGCCGAGCAGCCCTCAGCAGCCGAAGCGTACGATGTAGGCGTCTACTGTCTCTATTGATATGGCTATCACGGCGATATACACAGTCTCGGATACCAAGCGGGTCACTCATATTCACATCAGGGATAGCAACGGTGTGGATATAGCGGAGTTTGTCGTCCCCTTTACCACGCGGGCGAACTTGCGGAGCAAGCTACTGGCCTTGATAACGGAGCTTCAGACCGAATTTACACGAATCCGAGGAGAAGTATAAGTGGCGATCAGTGAGGCATTCGCGGGCTCAGAAGCAGTCTCGACGACCGAGTGGTCGCTTACGACGGACACCGCCGGGCCGGACGTGCAAACCGATGATGGCATCTATCAAGTCTTTCTCGATGTGTCGGATATGGTCGCAGGTGACCAACTTCAGATCCGCTTTTACGAGAAGGTGGGTTCGGCCTCGACACAGCGCATTATCGAGGAGTTCATTCTCGTGGGTGCGCAGGCAACCCCGGTATGGGTGTCGCCAACGATGATTCTTTTGCACGGTTGGGACGTAACTCTGGCTGCCCTTACGGGCGGCACGATTACGGTCGATTGGTCAATTCGTAAGGTAGCTTAATGCACCCGCTCTATGGCCCACTTCTGCCCGGCGGGGCACAGATTCAGTCTGCGGCGGGCGCAGAATATACCGATGCTGCGACCATATATCTTGATCTTCAAGCATCCGGTGTTGAACTTATCGAAGCTATTGAAAGCGCTGAAGTCTACCTTGACTTGCAAGCCATCACTACAGATGAGGAACGCCAGCAATATGATTCAGCGGAGGTATATCTTGACCTTCAGGCGTCAGGAGTAGACATTGCAGAATATGTCGATTCGGAAACCGTACCTCTTAGTCTCGCTCCCTCTAGCGTTGACATTGCTGAGTTTGTGGATTCTCAAACGGTGGGGCTTCTTTTTAGTCCTGCGAGCGCAGACATATTAGAGGCTACTGAAGCGCAAGAAACCTACTTTGATTTACAGCCGTCGGGTACGGATGAATATGCCCAGGGTGCAACTGAGGACGCAGACACCATCTATCTTGATCTGACGACTTCCACGACTGATATCGCAGAGTTCATAGATTCGGACGTAACCTATCTTGACCTCGAAGCACAATCTGTTGAGGAGCGACAGCAATACGACGCTGCTGAAGTTTTGCTCGGCTTTTCTCCAACTTCTACGGACATCGCTGATTTCATAGATACGCAAGAAGTTTACCTTGATCTGCAATTCAGTAGCACTGAGGAATATACTACCTTTGATGCTGCTGAAGTTCTTACCGATCTTCAAGCAAGCGGGACTGAATTAGCAGAATATGTTGATGCGCAAGAGATATTGCTCAGTCTCCAAATAGTGTCAGCGGATATTCTTGAAGCCTCCGATGCTGCAACAGTTTATCTCGACTTGCAACCATCTGGAACTGAAGAACCTGGGGTTGTCCAATTTCTTCGACCTGACGCAGATATCGATGCTGATTCCTGGACTACTGCCCCTCTATTTTCGAAGGTGAATGATGAGTCCGATGGGACGATCATAACTGCGACGGCTGTTTAAATGGCACAGTTAGCGCGCCCAGATGGTGATATCACCAACACCGGGAATGGCGGCTTCGCAGACATCGACGAGACGACGCCCTCTGATTCTGATTTTTGGTGGGGAGATAACAATCAAGCTGATGAACTAGAAGTTAGTCTCTCCAATGTCACCGATCCAGTCAGTTCCTCGGGACATACCTTCCGCTACCGGATCGCGAAGACCAATGCGGGTGTAGTCGATGGAGGCGGAAACGCCGTCACTGTCACTGCGAGATTAATGCAGGGCACGACGCAGATCGCGACCGACGTGGCGCAGACAGCGACCGGAACGTGGACGCAATATGCCTACACCCTAACAAGTGGTGAGGCCGATGCAATTACTAACTATACTGACCTGCGGCTTGAGTTCTTGACCTCAGCTTCGGGCGGTTCGCCCGCCGCACGACGCGGCGGTGCAGTTTCTTGGGCTGAACTAGAAATACCTGATCTATCCGGCACCGAATACACTGATTCAGCGACAGTTCCGGTTCTATTTACTCCATCCGGCACTGAGGAGCATACTACCTTTGATGCTGATACAGTATACATCGGGCTGTTAGCGTCTTCTGCCGAACTAGCAGAATATACCGACGCTGATACTGTTTATCTGCTCCTCACTCCATCAGGTGTCGATGTCTTTCCAAAGCGTACTGATTACGCAAGATTGAGCCTTGCAAGCGGTGATTTTCCCGAAGTTCAAATCGACCACAAGATTTGGATTCGCGCTCGTAAGACAAATGGCGCGCATACCGGGACAATTCGCGCGAGGCTTTATGAAGGCGCGAACCCTATTGGCCCCGAGCTTGAGACTTCCAATCTCTCAACCTCCCTAGCCAGCTATCAACTTGCTATCGCTGATGGAGACGCGGCTATCATCACGGACTACTCGAACCTAGAGTTGCGCATCCGTGGTTGGGCTTCTGAGGGAGATTCTACTGTCTTTGAAGTTGCCGATGTTTGGTTGCAAATTCCACCTGCCGAGACCGGGATTACTACTGATGCCGCGACGATATATCTCGATCTCGAAGCGTCTGGGGTAGAGCTTGCTGAATACGTTGATGCCAGCGAAATCTATCTAGACTTGCAACCAATTACCACAGATGAGGAACGTCAGCAGTATGACGCTGACACTGTCTACCTGGATCTAGAAGCAATCTCAACATTTGAGGAAAGACAGCAATACGATGCTGAGACCGTTCCATTGAATCTGCAACCGGCATCTGTAGAAGTAACAGAGTTCGTGGATGAGGCGCTTACTTACCTCATCCTCACCCCTAGCTCGGTTGACCTAGCTGATTTGGTTGACTCAGAAACGGTGCCACTTGGCCTTCTACCAAGCGGTGCCGACATTGCCGACTATATCGAGGCACAGGAGATGTACCTCGATTTAGAAGCTTCAGGGACAGAATTTATGGGTGGCACCAATGAGGACCAGGCGACCATAGATTTGCTTCTACAGATCACTTCAGTTGACATCGCTGAATTTGCAGATGCGAGCACTGCCTATCTTGATTTGGAAGCGCTATCGGCTGACATAGCGGAACTTTCCGATGCATTTGTGGTGCCTTTAGTCTTTACTCCTACATCCGTTGATGTCGCAGAGTACGTCGATGTGGCAACAGTAGTGCTCATATTCACCCCAGGAGCAATTGCAGGGGGTGAAGATGCCCAACTCGTGTATCTAAAGCTCACGCCGGGCACTTTCTTTATTCTTGGGGTCTTTTCGGCAATGCTATTTGATAGGCATTGGAAGGGGGCTATGTATCGCAGATGGTTACGCTAACGAAGGGCACGAAAGAGTTTCTACCAATCAAGATATTGGACGCGCTTGAAAACGTGCAGACCCTTGACGGGCTTGGGCTCACACACGATCTCTACAAAGCTGATGAGGCTGAGACGCTTGTATACGCAAATCAATCTACGCTCAATGATGGGATGATTGCGCTACCGCTCATTGATACCAATCTTACGGATGGTGGGGCTCCACCTATTGATCTTATTCCAGAAGGAGAATACAACTGTTTCCTCAAGTTTACTAGTCTCCCTGAAGTTCCCAGGCTTGGGCCATTTACCTTTAGAGTTGATGACTAGTATCTGGACGCCGCTCGGACATTTCCGTAGGGTGTCCAATGACCCTTTTACACCGTTCGTTGATACCTGGCAATTCGAGTGCCCCCGCTGTGGAGAGTGGGCTTATCTTGATGAGGATCAATGGAATGGCCGGGTATCTGTAGATCATGCGGTAGATGGTTGCCCAGGAAATTACCATGAAACTCACGATTATAAAGGCGTTCTCCTAAAAACTCTAAGGCATGAATAGAAAGGGGGTGAGAAATGGTTGTTACTGCGAAGTTCAAGGTCTCGCGGAAATCCGATATGGGTTGGGCGCATGAAGTCGAACTTGTACCAGACTACGCGCAGGGTCGTAATGCTGAATGGGCAGAAGCGACTCCGGCCGGGATGATTCGGCTGACGATCAAGAATGAACTAGCAGCAGAACAGTTCGCGGAAGGCGAAGCCTATACCGTAACGTTCGAAAGAGAAGCTGCATAGTTCCGTCCCGCGTGGTGAGTGCGGAGGGTGTCCTCGACCACCAATTGCGGGACTTCGCAGAAACTTCCATAGATCGATGACTGAAGATCCTAGAATCCTATTTGTGCTCGAACGCATACGAGATAGATTGGTAACAATAGACACAACCTTAAGGTGGCTTCTAGCTCTCCTTTCCGTCATCGTCATTATGCAATTCATTCGCCTTATATGACTGAACTTAATATTTCAAAAGAAACTCTCTTCAAAGAACTGGGCTACAAGCCACACCCTGCCCAACAGCTTTATCACGATTCCAAGGCAAAGTATAAGATCGCCTGCTGCGGTAGACGTTTCGGAAAAAGTTTCATGGTTGGGCATCACATGACTGCGCGCATGTTTGTTCCTGATTCGATGTACTGGATTGTTGGTGAAACCTATTCATCTGGCGAGAAGGAGTTTAGGGTTGTTTTTGAGGATATTTTTAGAAAGCTCGGAATGGGTAGCTATAAAGGAATTAGAAAGTCGTACAACATTGACCAGGGCAACATGCGTATTCAAATGCCCTGGAACACCATACTAGAAGTAAAATCCGCTGACAAGCAGGATTCGCTTATTGGCGAAGGTCTCGATCATTGTATTATAGCTGAGGCTGCCATTCATAAACGTGATACATGGGAAATGTTTATTGAGCCAGCGTTACTCGATAAACGCGGCTCCGCTGATATGATTTCGACCCCAAGAGGCCACAATTGGTATGAGGATATGTGGTTGTTGGGGCAAGATCCAGCGTTCGATGAATTCGAGTCTTGGCGTTTTCCAACATGGGCGAATACTGCTAAATTTCCACTTGGTGACAAGCAGCCTGAATTGGTAGCGATCAAAGCGCGAGTCAGCAAATACCACTGGCTACAGGAATATTGCGCAGAATTCACCGCACTCGAAGGCCGTATCTATGACGAGTTTGATAGAGAGATCCACGTCAAGGATCTTGTATACAACCCGTTCTGGAGGAGCTATCAGTGGTTTGACTTTGGTTTCGCTGATCCCTTTGTATGCTTGGACGTTATGGTCGATCCCTCCGATAATGTTTACGTCTGGCGAGAGTATCAAATTAGGCGCAAGACTAATCAGGAACACGGCTTAGCTCTAGCAGGTCGTGAGAATCCACCACACTTCCACGTTGACGGCCGTTTCGCTGACCCCTCTGACCCCGATGCTATGCGGACTTTGAGCTTCATCTTGCCTGGCCCTTCTATCATTGGCCGCAAATTGCCCGTTGATCGGGGAATCAGCGGATGGCATCAAGGCATCGAGATCGTCAAGCAGTGGATGAAAATACAGCCCGACGGTAAGCCTAAGTTCTTTATCGATCGCTCTTGCACTAATACTATTCGGCAGCTTGAGCATCTCCAAACCGTTCCTGAGAAGGAAGGCAAGAATACGCGCGAGGGTCAAAAGGACTACGACGATCACGGCCCTGATGCGATTCGTTATGGAATGTCCGAACTCTTTATCCTGGGCTATCACAGGGACAACCTGAGCGCCGTGTATGGTAGGCGACCGATGCAGGCCCAAAACCCCTTTGAGTATCACTCGCAGTTGAGACTAGACTCGCCCGGCTTCAGACGATGAGTAGTAAGTACATAGAGATCCCTGGTAGTGGGAAGGTTCTGATCGCAACTGGCAAGCCTCGGACTTTCCAGCAAGATCCGCGCAAGATTGTTTCAGGAACGAGCTACGAGTCTAAGGGTTCTACGAAAACGCCGTCCGAGGCGATGAAGGAGCGGGGTTCGTCACGTCCTACAAGAATTCCTGACGTTGTACCGCAGTTCGCGTCTCGGCAGCAAATGCTGCGAGTCTTCAAGGAGATGGAGGACGGCGACACGACTTTTGACGTAGCTCTGAGAGCTACAAAGGTTCCGATTCAAGGGGCGCATTTTTTCGTTCAGCCCTTTGACAAGAAACAAGTCAACAAGGACATCAGTGAATTTGTGAGCTTTAACATCTTCGAGGGAACTTCACGTCCATTTGTTCTTGTGCTCGAAGATATCCTCCGCATGTTCAACGACGGCTTCGCAGTTCTGGAGCAAGTCTGGGAACGACGCGAGTGGACTCCACGGCGAGCGGGGGCGAACCGCAAGAAATACACAATGCTTCGCAACCTCGCCGTCCGCCCTGCCCTCACCATCGAGGACATCAACTATGACGACAATGGCGGGCCAGTTAGCGTCATTCATAACGCGATCAGGGCTAGTGGCAATGCTGAAAAGGTCGAGATTAAGATCGACCAGCTACTCGTTTTCACCTTCGGCATCCTCGGTGGGGACTTGACTGGAAAACCACTAGGCCGTACTGCTCATAACCCCTGGTACTTTAAGAAGGAACTCTACAAAATCGATGCCATCGGCCACGAACGCAACCATCTTGGCATTCCTGAATGGGAGTTGCCAGAAGGTTATTCTACTCCCGACGTAGATTCTGCCTGGGAGCAGGTCACGAACGTTCGTACCAACGAGAAGACGGGCATAGTAAAACCACCTGGGCATGGGTTCAGGCTAGTAAGGCCGGAAGGTGGGCAAGTATCTGACATCATGCCTTCTATCGAGCACCATGATTCGAAGATTCTGCTTAATGTCATGGCACAATTCATGCTGCTAGGACTCTCGGCTGGCGGTGGTCGAGCAACGTCTGGAGCGCATGTCGATATGTTCCAGAAGGCAATGAAGTACATTGCCAACTACATCTGTGGGGTCTTTAACCTTTATCTCGTTCCAAAGCTGGTCGGGTACAATTTCGATACGTCTGAGTTCCCAAAGATGCGCGTCCGCAACATTGGCGAGACGAAAGACATTCAGATGTGGGCTGCCGCTCATGGCAAGCTACTGCATGAGAAGGCAATCACAATGGATGAAGATACAGAGAATTGGTATCGCGAAAACTTGGACATGCCCTATCTCCTCGGCCCTCGCCCTGACGAGGTAAAGGCATCAAGGAATGGCGGTAGGGAAGGAAGCGTACAGCCCGGTGGTAAAGCAACCGGGGATGCAAGTGTTGAGCCGGGATTTGATTCGACTGCATGAACAGAGAGTTACGAGAGCATTTACGTCGGGAGCGCTCCATCATTATGAAAGAGCGCTACAAAAGATGTCGGCGTCTCGATGAAAGGCGGTTACGCATGGCTAAGAAGGAAAGCATCGCGTGGGAACACTCGGAGCCTGGAAGTGGCCCTACGCCCGTATACTCTGATCCCAACAAGGACAAATCCATCAAAAGCGGGTCGCGAATCGACTCGCCCCCCGCAGCATACAATCCACCGCAGCCGTAAGGGGGTGATATAGACAATGCCCTGGGAAGTTAAGGAACGAGACGGTAAGCACTGCGTCTTTAAGAAAGGCGGCGATACCCCTATAAAGGGTGGCTGCCATGCTGATCGCGCTGACGCTGTAAAGCACATGCGAGCCTTGTATGCGGCTGAGCCAAGTACGATGATGAAGTACAGCGCAATCGCATATAGTGATGACCTCTTCATTGATGACGCTGAGGATCAGAACATCAAATGGCTCAAGACGTGGCGATACTCAACGTGGGAGCACCCGAAGTACGGCACCGTTGAGATTACTCCACAAGTCGGCGAGCGCTTCGCAAACCACTTCCACAGTGGAACACTAGGTCGTGAGCATCTTATCAACTACGATCATGGTGCTGATGCCGCGAAAGGCGGAATTGCGGCAGGCGTAATCCTTGATATCGAGCCTCGTGAAGATGGTGTCTATTACAAAGTCAAATTCCATGATGATGCACTAGAGGAGATTAGGTCTGGCAAATGGCGCTATCTCTCACCGGAATTTGACGATTGGGTCAATCCCGAGAGTGGTGAAGTCTTCGAGGATATGCCCTTCGACCTTGCCTTGACGAATACACCTTTCTTCAAGGGCATGCCTCCATTGAACTTCTCGGAGGTATTTGACCAAAAGGACTTTAAAGAGCTAGGTTCAGCGCAGAAGAACGATCTGCCAGATAGTGCATTCCTGTATATCGAGCCAGGAGGTAAAAGGGATAACGAAGGAAGAACTACGCCACGTTCGTTTCGGCATTTGCCTGTAAAGGATGCCGAAGGTAGCATTGATTTGCCACATCTTCGCAATGCAATTGCTCGACTATCACAGTCAGACACGGGCAAAGGATGGCTGAGCGATTCACTACGTTCAAGCCTATTGTCTAAGGCAAGGAGGATGCTTTCGAATGCAGGAGGTAATCCGAAAGGAGGAAAAGTGGACGAACTTCTAAAGAAGTTCGCTGCGGAGCTTGGTCTCGATCTTGATGACGAGATGGACGAGGATGCTGTTATTGCGGCAGCCAAGAATCTAAATGAAACGATCGAGCCACTTCGCAGGGCAAAGACAGAAGGTGCAAAGCAGCGCATCTTTAGGGAATCATTCCCTGAGCAGTACAAGGAAATGCAGGAACTCAAGGCAAAGAAGATCGATAGCGAAGCTCTACAGTTTGCCGAGAGCTATGCTCGCTTCACGCTTTCGGATGGTGACAATACGTGGAAGTCCGCATACGGGTTCTCACAGCTTGTCATCGACGAGATTGCAGAGGTTCACAAGAAGTTCTCGGAGCGTTCGGCCGGGCATGTAGACCTGAAGAAGCTTCTGGACCTAATTGGTGATAAGGGAATCGTAGACTACTCGGAAGTTGGTAGTTCACGCACTGCCGAGGGTAAGCTTTTTAGCGAAGATCCAAAGCTTGCCTTCCATGAGGCAATCGTTTCGGCAATGAACGAGGATAACCTCGAATATGAGGCCGCGATGGAAGTCGCGAAGGTTAAGTATCCCGAGATGTATGAAAAGTATCTACGAGCCGTCCCACAGCGGTAGGAGAGAGGAGGACTAAATGGCTGATGCGAACTTCGTCCTCTCTAGAGGATTCACGGCTGAGGCAGCAGTAACAAAGAATCGTGCGGTTAAAGCTGGTACAGCAGCCGTGACTGTGATCCCCGTTGCGGCAGAAGGCGATGAGGTTCTCGGCGTTGCACAGTTCGATGTAACGGCAGCCGAGATTCTTCTAGGCAAGGACGTAACGGTGCAGATGATGGGAATTGTTGAGATGGAAGCTTCAGAAGCCATTACGGTAGGTGATACTGTAGCTATCTCAGCAGATGGTAGGGGAGCGCTAGCTAATGCTGGCGCAAGGAATATCGGTGTATGCGTTGGTAATCCTGCAACGGCAGCCGGACACGTCATCAGTGTTCTGCTTTGGCTGCCCGGCGTGGTTGGTTAGAAAGGAGGGTGAGAAAGCATGTACGATCCTGGCGCACTTTATGTCGATCCGATCCTCACTCGCCTTTCGGTCGGGTACAAGGATCAGTCGCTCTATGGCGACCAGTTGTTTCCTGTTACCCCCGTCAATACACAGTCGGGTAGGTATCGAGTCTTCGATAGGTCGGACTGGTTGATCTTCGAGGACGTGCGAGCACCGGGAACCGTTGCTCGTGAAGTTCATGGGCGAAAATGGAGCGAGGACACCTTCTTTACGAAGGAGCATTCGCTTCAGGCTCCGGTGTTCGATGAAGAGAATCAGCAGTTGCAGTCGCAGGGAGGGCTTGCTGATCCAACCTTCGGCGGCGCTCTACAGATTGATCCGCATGCAGATGCGACTAAGCTTGTAACTCGTGCGATCCTTCTCAGGCACGAGCTGAAAGTCTCAACGCTTATTCGTGACACGGCGCAGTATCCCGCAGCTAACACTGTCACGCTTTCAGGTGCAAGCCAATGGAATGATTACACTGGTGGTGAAGCTTCGACTTCCGATCCAGTCGCTAACATTCTTACGGGCATGCGTGCAGTATGGTCTGCTACTCGTCGGTATCCGAACGTTCTGGCGATTCCGACGATGGGTATGTCCTACATCGAGAATCATCCCCGTGTAGTGGCTAGGTTCAAGAACTTCCGACTTACGCAGCCGGACGCTTTCCAGCTTCTCACGGGGTTTGAAGGCCGAGTCGTCAACGTGGATTCGGTGTATAACGCTGCAAACAACCTTGATGCGGCAGAGAGCATCACCGACTTCTGGGGTAAGGACGTTTGGCTCGGGATTGTTGATCCGCAGCCTGGACTTCTAACCCAGACGTTCGGCAAGACGTTTGCACAGACCTATCCCAATGGTGGCATTCGACCTGCGGATAGGTGGCGAGAGGAAGATCGTAAGAGTGACGTGATTCGGGTCTCGATGAAATATGACTTGAAGATCGTCTCTGATATCGCCGGTTATCTCATCAAGACCGCATTCGGTGCAACGGCGTTCTAGGAGAGGATGAGAGTGGCACACTACGCATGGTCTCCAATTAGAGCGGGCACGGCTGACAAACCAATCGACATAGAGCGCGGGGATCAGGTA